ATGATTATGAGAAGTACATTTAATGTTCTTTTTTTCCTAAAAAAGAATGCAGAAAAGAAGGATGGAACAGCACCTATCGTGGCCAGAATTACCATTAATGGAAAAAGTAGCCAGTTCAACACCAAACAGTTCGTAAACAAAAATGACTGGAACGTAGAGTTAAACCGGGTTAAAGGCAGAAGTGCAGAAGCCAAAAAAATGAATAGCGTATTGGATGAAATTAAATCATGTCTCCGGAACGCTTATAATGACCTTACCCGAAAAGAAATAATTGTAACTGCCGAAAAAGTCAAGAATACATTCTTAGGTATTGGTCAGGAAAAATTCTTGTTGATTGAGTTATTTGAGGAATGCAACAGCATTTTGAAAAAACAGGTTGGTATCACCAAATCAAAAGCAACCTACCAAAAAGCCGAAGTTTGCAAACGGCATGTATCCGAATACATAAAAGAGGAATATAAGCTATCCGATATTGATTTAAGAGAAATCAACCACTCCTTTATTGTTGGCTTTGAAACCTACCTTAATACTCATTGCAAATGCAATTACAATACAACAGCTAAATTCATTCAGAAATTTAAGAGCATCATTATTACAGCTCAGAAAAACGGTCAACTCCATAATGACCCCTTTGCCAACTACAAAATATCTTTAAAGAAGGTTGACCGGGGCTATCTGACCAAAGACGAGCTAAATAAAATAATGGACAAAGAAATTAAAAATGAACGACTGGAGCGCATACGTGATATTTTTGTTTTCTCCTGCTACACCGGGTTAGCATATATCGACATTAAAAATCTAAAGAAAGAACACATTATCCAAGGTTTTGATGGCAATCCTTGGATAATGACCAAAAGGCAAAAAACCGATGTGCAAACCGTAGTTCCTTTGTTGGATGTTGCTCAAGAGATACTGGAAAAATATAAAGGGCTGCCCAAGGATGTATTGTTGCCAGTACCAACGAACCAAAAAACCAATGCGTATCTCAAGGAAATTGGTGACCTGTGTGGCATAAATAAAAACCTGACGTTTCACCTTGCCCGGCACACTTTCGCCACTACCATAACCCTCTCCAATGGCGTACCTATTGAGACGGTGAGCAAAATGCTTGGCCATACGAATATTAAAACCACACAAATCTATGCCAGAATTACGAATGAGAAAGTTAGTTCGGATATGCGAGTGTTGTCAGAAAAACTAAAGGAATGTGGATTGGATGCAAAAACGTTATCGGCTTAGGCATCACAGACTCAAAAAACTCCTGGTTGATAATGTTTCAGCCGGGAGTTTTAATTTTAAGCTATATATTGAATCAAATATTAACGACAACCTCACCTTTCTCATTAATAACGATTTGATTATTATCAATAGTTTCGACCAAAGAAAAGCCATTATAAAATGGTTCTATTGCAAGATACCTTTCGGTATAAAGTTGATTTCCATTTTTATCAATGTGAAACCATCCATTTTCATCTTTGGCTGTTGCAAATGACTTATGATATACCCCTAGATTTAAAAATAACTTTCCATTTAAATCATCTCCAGATTTATTTATATGCTTACATAAACCGTTTTGAAGCTTCACAACTGCAAAACCATCCTTAAAATCACCTGAGTACCTGTATCTATCCGAATACAATGTTTTACCATTTGCATCAATATGAAAGTATTCTTTATTAGAACTTCGGACAGTACAAACATTTTCTTGAAAATTACCTACCCAAGCATATTTTTCATGGTAGCACCTGTTCCCTTTGACATCAATATGAAACCAGACCCCATCAAGAATAACTGCTGCTTTAGAGAAGTAATATCCAAACACTCTATCATATCTATCTTCATAAAGTGGCTTGCCATAAATGTCAATATGATACCATCCTGTTTCATCACATACAGGAGCTAATCCTTCTGAATGAAACTTCAAGACTTCTTTGAAGTTTTTATTAAAAATTTTTTGACCATTGTATTTAAAGAATGTAGAGCATTCTGAAACTTCTATATCTTTCCAATTCATTTTTCTGCTATAATTAAGGATTGAAGGTCATTTACTTTCTTACTCTCTATATATTTAAACCCTGTTGATTTTATGAGTTTTTTGTATTCAGGTAAGCTTCTTTCAAAACCTCCTGTTAAAGCATGCATATTTAAAGATAGAATTGCTGCCCCATCATCAATTTTATCTGTTAAGTTCTCTACTAAATATAAAACCCCACCTTTTGGTAAAGATTCAAAGGCATTATTAAGAATTAATGTTGATTTATCATCACTCCAGTCATGCAAAACTCTACTCATTATAACCACATCTGCAACTTTAGGAATGGATTGAAAGAAATCTCCACCTATTACAGGAATATCTCCTTTATACAAGTCAATCACTTCAGGCTTATCAAATAAATAACTGTTAACTTGTGGATTATGGGCTTTAATAGTATTAATTAATGCGCCCAAGCCTCCACCTACATCTATTATAGAATGGTGTTTTGAAAAGTCATGAACTTGATAGATATTCTCATAGTCATCACGAGCATATTCATACATTGCCCTATGGTAACTCAATAACTTTTCCTTGTCATTTGATATATATTCGAAAAATGGCTTTCCATATAGATGATTAAAAGCCTGTTTGCCTGATTTTAATGTATAATCTAAATTTTGCCATGCTGTTAAATGCTCTGCACCCCAATTTAAACATGCATATTTTAAAGAGTAAGGATGAGATTCTGTTAAGAGTTCTCCTTTGATTGTCAACTTTAGCGTCTCACCATCTGCATGAATTAGCTTTTGCTGTTTAAGAACTGAAACTAATTCTTTTAAAACTTCTAAATCAAATCCTTCATTATCAGCAAGGGAATTAATTGACACAGCAGTATTCTGAATACAATCAAAAATATTCTGTTTACATGCAGCATAAACAGCTAAGTAATCCCAGTATTGAGTAAATAATCCTTTTAGCTCATTTCTGTGCTCAATCATTTTCGTAACTTTAGTTTTAAAGTCGTGATATCATCTTTATTCATACCACAATGAGATAGATACTCCTCTATTCCTCCGACACCCATAATATAATCATAGAAAATCCTGAATTTGCACTCATCCGTATCCTGTTCGCTTTGTAAATAATCAACCAATAATTCCTCATAGCCAGAACCTAATAGCATTCCAATTAAAATGGCAATCAATCCGGTTCTGTCTTTTCCTGCAACGCAATGAATTGCAACCGGATATTCAGATACAGAAATAGTTTCAAGAACAGCTCTAATTTGTTGCTGACAACACTTAATAAAAAAGTAATATGCCTTTTCAGCATTTGATAAGTCTGAATAGGTAGTTTTTGTCTCTTCAACAAACCATTCCGGTTGATTCCATGGGTCAAGAGGAAAATTTATGCAATGAAACTCATGCACAAATGGTTCTGAATATGAATCTGTATTTACTTCCCTTTCCGCTCTTAAATCAATAACAGTTTTGATTTTATTATTTCTTAAAATACTTAAAGCTGAATTGTCATTCTGATATTTGGTTAATGATGATGTCCTAAATATGAATTTGGGTTTTATTGTTGATACGCATTTTGAAGCATCCCTAAAATTGAGAATTATAGGTTGTTCTAAATAAATATTCGGGCAATTTGCACTATCTACAATGGCTTTCTCATTACACATGTTTGACATAAAGGCTTTTGTTTGTAATTAGTAATCAAATCTTTATAAACTTCGCTATTCAACACCTCTGTAAATGTTTTATTTTGGTAGTTTCCAAAGTCACCCAACGAATCTCTTTCTTTATCTGGAGCACAGCATGGGGATATTTTTCCAGTTGCGGAAACCCACAATTCCTTACCTAAAAATGGGCATGTATAACTTTCGGGAATTAAGGACGTTTCCTTTTCATTTAAATAGTCTATTTGTTCCAGTAAAATCTTTTCACCACTTGGTTTCCTAAAAGCATCAACTGCATCATTAGCCTTGTCAACTATTAAGTTCCATTCTGCGATTGATTCCTGATTCTTTTTAAAGGAAAGGTCTCTAATTTCAGCAAAATGCGTCCATAAATGATGTCCCTTTATCCGGTCAACTCCCATGCTTGCCCCAAACTTTATTATTTCAGGTAGTTGATGCATATTATTTTGCATGAAAGTCAATTGCAAAGTTACTCTGCTATAAAAACCTGATTTCTTATGGTGTAAGTTCCTATATTCGATAAAGGTTTTTAGATTCGATACATGCTCTTCAAATGAAAGCCCATGCATGATACTTTCGGCTATATCTTTCGTAACTCCATTTAGAGATATTTTTGTGTCACTAGTTACCGGAATAATCAATTTAGCCCATTCCTTAACTTCTCTTTTGGGAAAAGTACCATTTGTCGTGAGGTTTATTTTAATATCATATTTACTAGCGAGTTGAAAGAACGTATCAATATCTTTATATAATAGAGGCTCACCCATTGTCGAAGGAATAATCTCTTTAACCCCAAGTTCATTCGCTTCTTGAAATATTTTATCTATCCATGTAGAAGACATCCTTCTGGCTTTAACTCCAGTAGAAGCAAATAATTCATTTTTGAAATTGCTATATCTACTGTGTTCCTCACACATTATACATTTAAGATTGCAATCTTCAGGATTTGTATCTAATGTTAATCTAAATAGGCTTTGCATTCTTTGATTCTAGTAAGTAATTATACTTTTGATATAGCTCTTGGCAATGCTCAATGATATTCGGTATCTCACCATTCTCAGAGTGCAAATATCCTTTTTCTCCTAGTAATTTCATTTTTGCTGGATGATTGACGGCAAACTGAAGCTTTTCTCGTAATGAATTAACATTCCGATGTTGAAAGAGTAAGCCGTTTACATTGTTCTGCACATATTCTTTCATACCCCCAAAATCAGCTGTAATTACAGGTATGTGACATGATTGTGCCTCATGTATGACCAATGGTGAATTTTCGCCCCATATTGATGGCACTACAATTGCGTGAACCTTACTGAATACATCTTTTGCCAAATTATGGTTGATATATTCGCCACAAAATTCAACCGGATTTGAGCATTCCGCTGCAAGTTTTTTTAATGCCTTTGTACTTTGGCCGAGTTCTCTACCAAATATCTTGAGCTTTGCTTTTCCTTTTATTCCTTTAAATGCTTCAATTAATAAATTTACTCCTTTGGCAGCAATATGGGTTCCAATATAACCAAATGTAAATGTGTCAGATTCGGAATGTATTTCAGGCTTAAGGTAATGAGTAGGAAAACCATAGTCAAGATAGAAAATCTTCTCTTTTGGCACATTAAAGTCATCAATAAAACGATTCATAAGGTATTTAGAAGGAGCATGAAAACAATCAACTTTGTCAATGACTTCCTTTGTAATTTTCATCCTTTGATTCACCCATTCTGCCCAATGCTTACTATCATTGCTGGACTCAATACCGGATTGATACATTCTGTAGCAAGACTCAGCACATTTAGAATCCTCTTGACGGTCACATAGCTTGTATAAATTTTCACCATCAAAATTCCTTTGCAAAAATTGTCCTCTTGGACACATAAGCCAAAAGTCATGAAGAGTGAACAAAATAGGAATGTTCTGTTTATTCAATTCATCAACTATTCCGGTTGACAAATGATTCAAATGACCGATATGAGCTACGTCCGGTTTTATTTCTTTAATTAGCTCTGCAAACCTTTTATTGATTGCTGCATGATTATAACCATCTTTCCCTCTAGCCATATTGACAAAAACAAAATCAGCACCATCCCCTGACTCTTTTCTAAAGTTAAAGTCAGGTATGTACTCATTTTCCTCTCTGGTTAAAACAGTAATCTTATTAGTCTTCTTTAGTTCATCTACTATGGATTGGCTATATACCTCTGAACCCGCATTGTAATTTGGTGGGTATCCGTGAATTATTTTTAATATGTGCATTGAATAAATATATAAACAATGGAGTACTCTTTATTGACTGAATCAAGAGTACTCCAATTAACAAATTACTTTTTCCCTCCTTTAGAACTTCCAGAGGATTTTCCTCCTCCAGTTGTATTATTACTTCTACCACCACCAGATTTATTTCCTGTTGTTGCAGGCCAACCACCTGCATTCCCTTGTCCTTTTTGTCCTGTTTTGCCCATGATTATTTCTTTTTTTGGTTTGGATTCAATAGTTTTCCTCTGTCTCCCTGATTTTTGTCGTAGGTTATGTTTGTACCTGATGTTCCCGGATTAGAGTTTTTAATGTCTGCTTCGTGATTTTTTATCTTTTTCTTACTCATAACTTTATCTTTTTTAAAAAATCCTACTTCTATTTATAGTCGTTTTTCGGCAAGTTCAGACTTTACTCCCTTAATGCATCAAAGTAATTATTGTAAAAATAATCCTAAAGAATAAAAATGCATGATATTACACTGTATATTTGTAATATGCTTATTTTTACACACTAATAATGCAGTTAAATGGTACATTTTATCACAGATAATTTAAGAGAAGATGCTAAAAGGAAACTTAACTACTTTTTAAAGAACCCTGGCTATTTTTCAATATTAGTACTTGGGGATAATGGAGTAGGTAAAGAATTTATTCTTAAAGAGATTTTGGAAGATAATGACATAAGCATTTTTTATCCTGATGAAATTGGTGATACTGATGATACCATATCTTCAATTTTTAATTCAGAATATATTATCATAAAAAATGTTGAACAATTAACAGAAGGACAACAGAGAAAAATTTTTAGATTTCTATCTACAGCAGATGGTAAAATAGGTTTTGGAGAAAGCAGAGAATTTCGAAGAATAATTTTCACATCGTCCTTTAGTATTGAACACCTTAGAGATGAAAAAGAATATTTACTTGATATGTTTTGGGATAGAATATCACAGTTAGTAGTGAAAATTCCTTCCTTTAAAGATACTATATCAACTATTTTTGAGGATTTTACCTTAGTATGGAATAAGTTTGAATTCAAAAATCATAATGCTCTACCTAATCAAATTGATCTAAAATTGTGGTTACAGGATAATTGCCAGAATTTTGCAGGAAATTTTAGAGACTTGGATAAAATTGCAATCCTATGGCATCAATATAGAATAATTGAATATGATGGATTAGGTAATAAAATTAAGGCTGAAATTGAAAGCAAAATTTTTTATAAGGTCAAAAATGATTTTGAAAGTTTTACACACTTTCCAACACAGAAATCTGATACTTCTAATATTTTTGAATTTGAAAAAGGAAAATCATGGCAGAAAATTGAAGAAGACTTCAAATCAAAATTCAAAAAATGGGCTAGAGAATCATATGGCACTTATAATAATGCTTACAAAGAGTTAAAAATGCCATACAGAAAAATGGAAAAATGGTAAATCCCATGCCAGAGAAAATAATTTGTAAAAATCAATACCTAATACCTTCAATTCTTCTCAACCACCCTTTTAAGAATTTATGATTCTGGCCACGTTGAGCAATCGTATTGTAATAATGAATCCGGGCAGTTTTAATGGCGTTAAACAGCAACTCTGGCGGACAGGAGTTAATTGCCTTGATAGTGTTTTTTCCAATAATTCCATCGAGTTTAAGGTCACTATCAAAGAAGCGATTTAATACTTTTTGTACACCACAGCTACCCCAATAGCCACTATTTACACACCAGTCAAAAATGATTTCTTGTAACGAGCCGGAGTTAATGCTTCCGATTTTGTATTTATTGTAGAAAGTTTGTTTGTAGAACTCTTTAACCATTGTGGTTAGGTGCGGAATATCAATCTTGGCGTTTCGTTTTAGCTCCCCAAATGTCAGTTTGTAGCCATCAATAATTTGCCAACCTTCCCAATTTGGATGCAGGTTTCTGGCTACACCCATATAAGTTTCACCGCCTTTATCTCCGCTTACATTGGCGTAGTAGCCTTCGTGCTTTATTACTCCATCAAAGAGGTCGTCAAATGTCTTCATTCTTACGTTTGGTTTTAAGTTTTACATTGTTTACCCCGGAAATTGCACCACCAAAAAGGAAGTCGATAATGGTACTGAGTTTGGTAGAGATACCGCCATTAATGCTGCTAACAAATGCTATTTGCCAGTCTTGTAATTCAATGGTCTGAAATACGAAGTAGTTAAGCATTAAAACAGTTAAGGCACACCATGCCAGTAAGAAGAAAAGTGCAAAAACTTTTTGCAGCCAACTGTCCTGTGCATACATGTCACGAGCAGAATCCCGGTCTGCAACAGCCATTTTAAAAAGCTCCATTTTGCCTTGAAGCTTTTCTTCCTGTGTAGTGAATATCTCATCAATGAGTTTTGTGCCAGCCTTCAACGTTTCAGCTACTCCGGCATTGGTTAGTTTTCCAAATATCTTTCTCATCGCTCCACAAATTTTAAGATGGTATCAAGCTTATCGTTGAGTTGTTTGATAGTCTGGTGAAACAGTTCCTTACTTACATATATCTCCTTTGAGCTATCTCTTAAATCAGAAACACGTTTATGCAGTATGGCAAACTTATTTTCAGCTCCTTCCAGTTCTTTTGTCAGGTGCATAATGTCTTTCTCCAGTAAATCTGTTTTGGCTTCCACCGTTTCCTTTGTCGCATTCTTTGAAATAGCATTGCGGATGATAAACGAAACCACTCCAACCATTAATGAGCTTAACCCGGCAATCACTACCCAATAGAATTTTATTGTCATTTCCTCCATGTCTAAAAGATTTTAATGGTTTCAGTACTGCCACCCGGAAAGCGGTTTTTCTCCATTGTGGCACTCTGATTCTCTATGTGCATAATGGCATCCACATCATGTTCCCAGTCAGTTCCACCTTTGGATGTTCCATCACGGTTAGCTTTAAAAACCAGAATAAATGATGTATTCGGGAATCGCTTTTTCAGAGCTTTAAACTCATCAGGCTTCATGCCTACGGTTTGGGTACTGTCTAAAAACACAGCATCATAGCCTTTAAACTGGTTTGTATCGTAATTCTCCACGAAGTCAATAGGATTACCGATTCTTAAACGTAAGAGCTTTTCCTGTAAAGAACCTTTTACACCTTCCTCATTGGAAACATACAATACATTCATGCCACATTTGACCAGTAAATCAGCGAACAATAAAGCAACAGAGCTTTTGCCATGAAACCTTTGTCCGTAAATCATCAGGTAAAATGGTTTGTATGGTTTACCAAGCAGTTTACCGAACTTCCCAGATAGAGAAAGTGTAGAAAACTTCATTTTGGCCAACTGGTTAGCTGACACTACCTGATTGGGTGCTACGTTTACAGTTCTTGTTGCCCTTGGTTTAGAGCCACTACTTTTGGGCATTGAGGTAGTGGCATTTACTTTCCCAATCCGGCAACACCTTTCAATCCGTTTAATTGGATGTTGGTAACAAGAAGTTTATCACTGTCGAGATAATCTTCCAGATGCTTTTGTACTTGGTTAATACGGTCGTAAGCTCTGTCTGAACTGGTAACTTTACCATTCTTTTTGGCGTTCTTAATGCTTGTAAGCAGTCGTTTTGCTTTATCAATGGTGATATTACCGTATAGGTTGATGAAACGTTTTATTAAGGATACAGCAGGAGTTACACCATAGCTATCTACAATATTTTTCAGCTTGAAATACATGGAATTCGGCACTTCAAAGGTACATGAGCTACCCATTTCCTTATAAGTCCGGGCAAGGTCGTTACCAATCTTTTTGATTTCTTCGGCATACTTACTGGATTGGCGAATGGTCTTTTCTGTGGCTGCTTTCTGAATCACTTTATAGAGCAAGGAAACTTGACGTTCGGTTACTTTCTTACCATGCATATTCAGATAACGCTTGATTATCTTTACCTCCAAAGGCATTAAAGGCACTTCATTGGGCTTTCGTTTTACCGTTTTTGAGGTCGCTTTCTTTGGAGAAGAAGTCCGCTTTGCTACTGGTTTCTTGTTACTAGATTTAGTAGTTGCCTTTGGCTTTTTCTTGCTGTCCCTGTATTCCTTTAAAGCTTCCTTGTATTGGCCGGATTCCTTATCCAGAATATTTAATGGATGGTCGAACGGTAATTCAGGAAAACGCTTTACGTTGATGTACGGCTCAACAATCTTAAAATGATTATCAAGCATTTCTTTTATATCCTTATCATCACTGTAAAAGTCAGCAAAAGCATCAAACTCCTTGTGTGCTTCACGGGCTGCTTCCGGTAATTGTGAAAAATCAATATCCTTGGTTGCTTCCTTGTAGTTTTTTATTGTAAGCTTCATATCATTTGTATTTTATTGTTGTCGAATAGATTTACAGACCTGCTACAGCTTTTAGTTGTTTCTGCTTTATCAGGATGGCTTTTGCCCGGAGCTTCACCAGTTTTAGTTTTTTGCCATGGTCGATATTAATGTTCTTAGCTTTGGTAGTAGCCTTTTTCTGCTTCGCTAACCTTTGAGGAAACTGTTTTTTATCCTGCTCAAACATCTCCATCGCTTCTTTGGTCAGACTATCAGCGTTATCATTCGGTTTTGACCCTTTCTCCAGATATTCTTCAAAATAATTCCGGGGTACTTTTACTGATAAGCTGAAACGCTCACCAAGCAAATTCAATAACTTGGGCATCTTCTTTTCCGATACCGAAGCTTTCATATTACCCGATACCATTTCAAAACCATCCCGGCTATTTTCCAATAGTTTCACCACTTCCTTATCCGTGTAAATTGGAATATGGCTTTTGGTTTTAGGCATGATAACTTTAAAGGTGTCATCGTAATGGCGAACAATGCTAATCTTGTTTTCTGTACTGATGGTAGCTCCACTACGTAAGCTCATGATGTGCTTTTGCAGCTTGGCTATTGGTGCAACTACATAGCTGTTGGAGTTCTTTTCTGCTTCATCCGGTGACCATGCTTCCGACATAAGGATTCCTTTCTGAACACCTCTTCCTTTGGTAGTATAGCTTACCAGTTTACCGGAGAAGTCAGCTGAACCTTGCAGGATATTTCCGGTAACTATGTATCGGACTTGTCTGTCCTGAGTAAAGTTTTTAATGGCTTCATCCCACTTACCAATCAGGCTTTCCTTTTGCGGTGTGCTTAACTGAAAACTACGTGCCTGAATACGCTCAATTTCTTTGGCTGTATCTCCTGATGCAGGTAGTACGATATACTTACGACTATCAGAAATGGCAAAACGAAGCTTTACAGCAGATGGCGCATAAGGATTGTTTCGTTTTGGATTAATATCAAAACCAAGAAAGATACAGTATGAATTATCGCTGCTCTCATTCTCAAAACTCAATGCCGGATAGAAATATCCATGCCCAATTTTAAAGAACTTGAAAAAAGCATTTAGGTAGTTCTTTCTGTTCTGACTTTGGGTTTTAACCTGCGTAATCTTTTCCTGTTTGGCATCTTCCAGTTCCTCGGTTCGTTCAGCCATGTACTCATTTTGAGCTGCCTTGTCAAATACCGGAATTTTCTGGAATGCTTTTTCGTTTGGAATATCAGCAATCAGCTCTTTGTATTTGGTTTCAACCTCCTTTAAATCGTCTACCAGTTTGCTTTGCACATGCTTTTCATGCGCTGTAATAATATCTTCAGAAATACTGTCCGGGTGTTTACCGTTTAGGTGCTTTTTAATCAGCTTCTCCAGTTCCGATTTGCCGTAGGGTTTCTTCAAAACATTGCATTCGCATTTTTCCAAGAAGGTATCGTTACCAAAAACAGAACGTCCACCTTTCCCGGCAATCACTACTCGCTTATCCAGAGTTTCTGCTTTCAGGTTCAGTACTTCCACTTCAAGGTCGTATTCATCGGCTTGTTTCAGGTATTCCACGTAATCGTTGTATCGCTCAATTACCTCGTTGTAGAACTTCTCCTGTTCCTTAACCGACAAGACTGCTACACGTCCGGTTACTTTAGATGCATCACCTTCCGATGGTGTTTCATCGCTTTCTTTGCCTTCAAATTTGAGAGGATTATCCAAAGCTTTGTTTAGTTCCGGATTCTCTAACATGTACTGGCGAACCACTTTATCACCGTATTTATTCAGGAAGTCATCCGATTCTAATTGTGATTTGCTGCTTTTCTGGTTGGAAGTGGTATTGGCATCCAATGATTTCAGCTTCTTTTTAAGCATCATCATAAAACGCTTTTGTGCCGGAATAGACGAAATAATGTAATCGTAAATTGGTTTCATTATTTGCCCGGTACGGTTGATACGACCACGCTTCTGAATTTCAGTATTGATATTCAGTTCTGGTTGCAGTATCACCATCACACGCTGCTTTACCTGTTCGGCAGGTACTTTATCGGTGACAATCGCATGAGCCGAAGCTCCGGTAGAACCACTCTGGTTAATTAGTAAGCAATCAATTTCATTGTCGTTGAATCTGCGAAACAGGTCTGCCGTGTTTTCCTTCTTTCTACTCATCACCAAAGCGGTGGTATTCTTGGCATTGGTTGAGTTGTATTGAACGCAAAGCTTACGTCCGGTTACTTCACCAACGGTATAACCTGCTTCTTTAATTTTCTGGATAATTAAATCCAAAGGGCTAATGGTGATTCCGGTGGAAGCCTTTTCAATTCGTCTGATAATATCACGATAAGCAAATTGAGCCTCTTCCGATAAATCTGCAATATTGAAAGCTTTCCCTTCCGATTGTCCGTCAATATCTTTTTCGGTATAGCGAAGAACTGAATCCAGACCTCTCTCCAGAACAGTAGAGAAGTCCGCATTAATTACATCGTCCGGTTTTGCCATTCCTTCCAGAAAGCTTCCCATTGTGGATGCAAAAGCAATGATTGGCTTCTTACCATCCTTTAATCTCTGGATGGCATGTTCAGCTACATCAGAAGCATTAATACTAAAGAGCAATTGGTTAATGACATTGAAAACTTTGGAGAAGTAAGGAATATTATCAACCCCGGCTTTCTCTGTTCCTTTCCGGGTTTCAACTTCTTTGCTTTCTGCTGCTGCTACCTTATCAAGTTGCTCAACTTGTTTGTTGATGTACTTTTCCTGAAAGCCGATTATATCCCGGATAATGGCTGTGACCTTATCGGCAATATCAGCCTGTTCTTTGGCTTTTTCTTTTAGCTCAATGTAGTTGACTTCCACACCTTCAAAAGAACGTTCACGCCTAATCATTTGCCCTTCGGAAACCAATTGAGCTGCTAAAATCTCTTGCAATGCCACACCACCTTTAGAAATGGCTTCTACCAAATCTTCTTTGCTCATATTGGCATCACTCATGGATGTCTTTTGAGCATAGATGGGCATGTTATCTGGTCGCTTAGCAAATGTTGCCGACAAGAAACAAACACCTTTGGTTTGGCGAAGTACACCTTGCATAAACTCCCCGGTATTGGAACTACCGGAAGCATTGTGCGCTTCATCCATAATGATGATGTTACCATTACTGGAAGTACTAAGAAATAATTGTTTTGCAGGTTTCTTTGGCTGATTGAATTGGGAATAGGTAGCACAAACAAAGTTGTAATCACCCGGTACTTGTTGGCTTTTGATTATTCGTTCCTGAGTTGGTTTTTCAGGAGCCGTATAAACAATCTCACCACTTTTATCCTTAATATGTGTTTTGCTCTCCTTGGTGTTTACGATAAACGGCACAAGTGCGGAGCTTCCAATATCTGATAAATCCCGGTATAAGTCTGTAAACAGGTTGGGCTTCTCGGACAGGAATACAGGTTGCATCCCTTGTTTTACACCATAGCGGATTAAAGCGGCTGCCGTTCGTCCTTTTCCTATTCCAGTCTGGTCACCAACAATGATTCCCTGACCACGTTTTTCAATGTTGTAGATGGCTAATGATACCGCATCCACCTGTTCAGCTGATAAAGCTTTTACCAATTCATCGTTTTGGTAATCGAGCTTTTCGGCAACATAATCAAACAAGGGCATTCCAATACTTTTTTTGACCTTGCGAATGGCAATGTGCATTTCATGCCCCATAGAATCCGGAACGGTTGTATCGAGAATAAAACCTTTTTCGGCTGCCGGGATATAAGCCATTCCCAGACCTTTCGTACCCAACATTCCTTGCAGGTACTCATGTTCGTTTTGAGCCAGTTTTTGAGTGCGGACAAAACACTTGTTATCCTTGGTTGAAAAGCCCAATTCGATTAACCGGGAGACAATATGTTCCTGTGGTTTTCGACAAAATTTTATTGTTATGCTTTTTTTCTGGAATTTAATTTCGGACTTCATGCTGCTTTTGTTTTAGAAGGATGGCTTTAGCTCTCAACTTAACTAAGCTCAATTGTTTATTATTCGTATTGTTTTGGGGGTTCTCCAACCAAACTCTGTCCCAGAGTTCTTCATGGCTATTTACCATTGTGCTGTGGAGTTTATTCTTTAGTGGAGCTGCACCTTCCGGTTTGAATTTTGCTCCATCAATCAGTATTAACCGGGTGTTGAATGATGTACCCTGACGAGAATAAAGCTTCTTTCCATTGATGGGGATTATATCTTCCACATTGTAAAAGTGATACAGGTAGTTCAGGAAAATTCTGTTTTGTCCGGCTGATACCCGGTCATGTTTATCCCATGAGGTATGACCACCAATGATAATGGCTGCCTTTCCATCATCCTTCATGCAACGCAAGGCATTTAAAGCCATTGCATGTTCCAATCGCTTGATTTTAAACTTTCCAAATAATTCAGGTTGAGAAAGTGAACCGAAAGGAGGATTGGTTATTACACCATCGAATTTTCTATCATAAGCAAAAGGTGGTTTTACCGCATTCCAACTGCTAACTTTGGCAAAGGGTTGCTCTTTAAGGTTGTCTAGCCTGACATCATCCAGTTCATTAACGTAAGTTTGATGATACGGCAAAGCGATGGTCAATAATCCGTTACCTGCCGATGGCTCTAAATACAAGGAATCTGGATTGGCATTTCTTACATAACTCGATGCTAAAAACGATATGGGTGCAGGTGTAGAATACTGCTGCATCAATACGCTCATACTTGTACGCATGGACAAATTAACCTGAGACTGGTAAAGGGCTACAATATCAAGGTATTTCTCATAAGTGGTCAGCAAATGGTCGTGCGCTATCTCTCGTGCATTCAGGACTATTGCCAGTTCGGTGTATTCCTTAACCAAGTTTTTATTGGTTATGCCGAAGCCTTTAGCAATACTTTCTATAGTGGTTTTAGAGTGCTTACGACCATTTAGCAAATCCTCACGAATCCTTGATATGTAGCCTTTCTTATCCATTAATTTTTTACATGATTGAATGAGCTAAATAGAAAAGACCAATAAATATCTCTGACGATAAAGTGAGTTCTAAGCACCAAATACGCTTATCCGCAAAGGCACTTGCAAAAAGGGCAGATATGCCTATCAAGATAGTATAGTTGATATACCCGAAACTGAAATGGTAACTTAATCCAAGAAGCGTAAAGCCGCCAATGGCAAAGAAGTAGTGTGCTAATCGGATTATCATGCTTCGCTTAAAATCTGAAAATACACCAACCATAAATATTCCAGAACCTCCGGCAATTACCATCCAATCAGGGTTCTCCTTAATGAAGATTCCGGTAATGATTATGGCTAGCCCACATATCCACATTACTATTTCAAATACAAGCTTGTAGGGCTTTTGCAAAAAGTAATTACTGTCAGAAATTGACTTTCGTATGCCGTGAACAGCGATTATTGAAGTGAGATATACCACTAATGAAATAAAAGCCGTGAATAAACTTCCTAATACTAATGCTTTCATAATTATTGGAGTGTAATGGTTTTATCAGTTTCATCTGTAAATCTCAACTTCAGGTTATTCCCGGCCACATCAACCGAAAGGCTTTCCACATCTGCATCCACAAAGTTTTTCATGAAGTTGATTTGGAAGTTCAGTATCTCAGCCAGTTTTGCTTCCCAATCCTCGCCAGAGAAAATCCCAGAATCAGCATATACCTGTAAGAACTGTTTAAGGAAGTCCGGTATGTTTTGAAGGTTTGTATCCCAGTCAGCACCAACGGTGGCATTTTCTTCAATACCTGCCAGTTTATCTTCATCAACCTGCGGATAGCTGCGTTTTTGAGTATTCGCTTCAATAGCTGCTGTCTGTTCCTGTGAAATGGTAACTGGTTTATTCTGCACATTCGTTTCCCAGTCTGCGCCAACCGTTGCGTTTTCCTCAATCCCTGCCAACTTATCAGAATCGGCTTGTGGATAGCTTACCTTTTGAGTATTAGCTTCAATGGCTGCCGATTGTTCTGGGGTAATGGTTACAGGTTTGTTCTGTAAATTAGTCTCCCAGTCTGCACCAACTGTGGCGTTTTCCTCGATACCTGCTAACTTATCAGCATCCACTTGTGGGTAGGTATTCTTTTGGCTATTGGTTTCAATAGCTGCTGCCTGTTCCGGTGAAATAGTAACAGGTTTATTTTGTACGTTCGTTTCCCAGTCTGCGCCAACAGTAGCATTCTCTTCAATCCCTGCTAACTTATCGGCATCAGCTTGTGGGTAGCTTACTTTTTGAGTATTAGCTTCAATTGCTGCTGCTTGATCCGGTGAAATCGTTACAGGCTTATTTTGAATATTGGTTTCCCAATCTGCTCCAACCGTTGCGTTTTCTTCAATCCCTGTAAGCTTATCTTCATCTACCTGTGGATAGCTACGCTTTTGTGTATTAGCTTCAATTGCTTCGGCTTGTTCAGGAGAAATGGTTACAGGTTTGTTCTGTACATTCGTTTCCCAGTCTGCGCCAACCGTGGCATTTTCTTCTATACTTGCTAACTTATCGGCATCCACTTGTGGGTAGCTTACTTTTTGGGTATTGGCTTCGATAGCTGCTGCCTGTTCCGGTGAAATCGTTACAGGCTTGTTCTGTAAATTTGTTTCCCAATCAGCTCCAACGGTGGCATTTTCTTCAATTCCGGAAAGCTTATCTTCATCTACCTGTGGGTAACTGCGTTTATTGTTGTTGGCTTCAATATCGGCTGCTTGTTGCGGAGAAATAGTTACAGGTTTATTCTGCACATTGCTTTCCCAATCAGCACCAACAGTAGCATTTTCCTCAATACCTGTCAGTTTATCTTCATCGGTTTGCGGATAGCTTCTTTTTAGACTGTTTGCTTCAATAGCTGCCGATTGTTCCTGTGTAATGGTAACAGGCTTGTTTTGTACATTCGATTCCCAGTCCGCTCCAACTGTGGCGTTTTCCTCAATACCTGCTAACTTCTCTGCATCTTCCTGTGGATAAGAGTTTTTGCGGTTATTGGCTTCAATAGCTGTTACTTGTTCCTGAGTAATAGTCGTTGGTTTGTTCTCCAACTGCTCAAAATCGCTAGTCAGGTTCATGTCGTTTTCCAACTGTGAAAACTTGGTTGGAACGGCTATGTCAATGTTTCCATCAGGTCGGGTAACAAAACCACCATGAATCTCTACACCTCCATTAGGCATATAAACCGGACTTTTCTCTGAGATAAGTAAGTCTTCAACATTCCCAGCAATAATCATCCCACCACTTAATGAACTTACAATTGTTTTGGGTCTGAAATCCGGTGCAGATTTACTTCTTGCAATATTAATAAACGAACCAACCGATGCTTTATCCAGAATGGAATCCTCCACATCCCGGTTCATCTTGAAATAAGTATCGGAAAATACAATCTTATTATAGCCCCGGTCAAATACGCATGACTGGTTGACCTTGGCATCAAAACAACAATCATCAATGTTGGTAGTACTGTTCAGGTAAGCAATTGCACCGTTTGAAGCATCTGAATATTCAAAACGAATATCAGAGAAGTTTACCGCACTATTGTATATTTCGATAGCTCTATCACTTTGAAAAATGACGGGTTTTACATACGTTCCAACTACACCATCCACTTTATTGCTAAGTGACTTAATGTTTATTTGGTAGGAGAAATCACGAAGTACCAGGAACGTTCCTAAGTCGTTGATGAAAGTACCATCTTCAAACATGATGTCGATACTTGCTTTCTCGTTTGTGTGGTATTTTAAAGCCTTTGGTAGCGTATCGAATAAGCGTTGAAGCTTTGAGAAAGGAGTACCTGAAGGAATGACAATTGCTTTTTCATCCAGGTCGTATTCAAACCCGGTAATCTCCTGGTCTTTGCTCATGTCAAATACACCCTGAAACACTTTATATTGTCCGTGTTCCATTCCTAGATAAGCATAATGACCATCCGAAGCCCATTCTCCCTTTTTCAATAACGGTGGGGTTGTTCCCCTAAACATCTTGATTGTTCCCATATTTAAAGTCGTTTCTTGTTTTGTAAATCTTTATTAGCTCCCTCCTTGAGGGTTATATCATTGAATAAGCCCTGTCAAACAGTTCGTTGCTGACGTAATTACCTCCGTTTTCAACCCTAGCGATGGATAACACCAGAAGGCGAAGTGTATTCTTAGTTGGCAAAAGCTTAGCTGTTTTGCTCACCTTTAAATCCTTACAAACCGTATTGATGTAAGCTGCTGTATTGTTCTCGAATTTGGGTGCATACTCCTCGATAAGAGCCGGAACCGTGTTCTTGCCCTTTTCAATATCATGCTTGAGGTCTTTTATCATGGCACGAACACCATAAACCGGAGCAATAAACATTTCAAAACGCCTGTCCTTATTCTGCTCTTTCGGTAGTTTTCCGTTCCACTTGATTTTGGTGTAAATCAGGTTGCCCGGATTGTTATTTCTGATTCCCCTTGGTGCATTGGACAGATAGGTGTTTCCCCCATTCCAGTTTTGAAAGTTCGGAGGCAAAGTATTGTTGTTTGTAGTCAAAATATTTGCCGGACGTGTATCAGAACCACTTGGGGGCAATAGATCACGCTTACGCCTGTTTCTTCTGCGAACTAGTAAAACGGTTGTAACTATTGCCCCGGTGGTTAACACCCCTCCCGAAATAAATAATATCTTCTTTTGCTTCTTATCCATAGTTGTATTGGTGTTTAGAGAGGAATGCCCCAACTATCGAATTTGGGCTTGATTTTAGCAATCTCTTTATCGTCTAATTCAAAGCGTAACCAACCAATCAGGTTGTAGTTCTGACCAAGGAAGGCTGCACGAGTACCCCAGAGGTACATCTTCATACCAAAGGCTTTTATCACCAGTAGCATATCATCCTTGGTCTGGATTTTATCAATGGTGCTGTAAATAGTCTTTTCATCCGTACCAAAATCAAGCATTGCACCATAGAGTGTATTGGCAAATAAAGCAGCATCGGATGGTGAGATGGTCAGGTTCTCCTTTTGGAGTACCATATCCTTTAAAGATGGGGCAACCGTTGATGATGTTCCATCAGGGTTACGCTTAAACATCTTGCGGATGGCGTAAATACCCACACCAATTGCCAATACCGGAATGCCGATTCGTATTCCCGAACTGATTAATGCTGCTTTATTTGTTGCACTTAAATTCATTAGATAAACCTTAGTGCCTTTTTAACTATGCTTGGGTTCTTTGCTACTTTGGTCAGAAGCTTGATAATATCTTCCTGCTCAACCTTGTTGACTGCATTTTGAATCAGGTTGCCCACTTCCTTTACTTTCTCCGGCTTTTCAGCCTCGATGGTGATTCCTATTTTAAATTGTCTCATAATCGTATGCTTTTTAATGATGTAAATCCTATTGCTACTCTCGCTGAGAGTCTAATTCGGTTGATTCTTCCTGAACGCCTTGCATGGATTGATTCAGGAACATGAGTGTTTTGTTGATGAGTTCAGCCCGGTCAAGACATAATCCAACGATATTGGCAATCTTGGCTACATCTTCCAGTTCCCAAGTTGACAGGGCATCTGAAAGGTTCTTAATGATGGTTGCCTTTTGCTTTTCTTCCGGTGTTTGTGGAGAGCCTACTTCGCTAATCTCAACATTGGTTTCTGGGATGGATTGTGGTTCTTCTGAATGGTCTTCTACCAGACCTAAAGCTCCTTTAAGTTCCTCCGGTGATAAGCCAAATAGCTCTGCTGTTTTAGGACTATTGCTTAATATTTTTGTACCGATACCAGATACCACGCCTATGGCAACACGTTTCATCAGTTCGTTGGGAGCATAACCTGCCAGTCTTTGTTCCAAGTCTGTTTTCTCACGTTTCAACTCTTGGTTCTCATTATTGAATTGGTCACGTTCAACACGAAGCTCGGTATTCTCATTACTTAGCTTCTCATACTTCTCCTGAAGCATATTGTAACGTGTCTCAAACTTGAAGTCATCCAACTGCTTTTGGTAGCCTATTCGCTCAACTTCCTTGTTATTGCCGGATAATGCATTGAACAAACCAAACAAACCTTCAATATCATTTCTGGCATTTTCATCTTTTACCAGTCCCAATAAACCGCCAAGTCCTATGCTTGGAGTACTGTTCTCCTCATTCATCTTCTTTACTTCTTCTTTGACAAGAATCTGTATGTCTGCTTTTTCAATGGGTGGTTTTGGTGGGTTCATTAAGCCACTTACGTTAACTGTGTAGGTGTTTAATCTTCTTGCATTGGGGCTTTTGCCACCAAATACATAAACTTTCAATGTGCCGTGTGCTTGTTTTGCTTTCTCAACGGCATTTTCAATATCCTGATTAAAGGATGAAGTGCCGGAGGTTCTTGATGTCAATGCCGTTTCATCAACTCCGGTTAAAAGGTAAATCTCGTAAGCGTAAGGGTATTTTTGCTGTTCCTCTGAACGCTTGATAAAATCGTATATGCTTTGTATTTGCTCTCTAAAGTCCAACATATCATTATTAATTTCGGTGTGGGATAATCTTTACAAACTCCAAGCGGTAAGGCTTAAAGCTCTCTGTATTGGTTTTTATGTCGATGTAATCGGTAAAAACCTGATAGCGGTATTCGTCCATGAACTCGTATTCTTCAGGTGTTGCTGTGAATACATTGTCGGAGCTTACCAGTTCCATTTCTTCGATGCTTCCGGGCAATCCTTTGGTGTTCAGAATCCACATATCATTCTTTAAATCCAATGTCTGGTTGGCTTCTGTAACACGAATGACCGTTGGTTTTAACTGGTAACTGTCAATGGTTCGCATTCCGGCAATACGGTCTTTAGCAATTGTATGTAATAACTCACTCGTGTTCATATTCAATGTAAATTCTAAGGGTTAAAGTGTTGTTATCACTGTTCTTATTGCTCTTGAAAACCGTATGGATATTGCTATTCACTTCCAATGGCTCATGGAAAGGGATAATCTCTTTTATCATGTGACGTACCTTGCGATTGGCTGTCACCATGTAATCACGAAGTAAGAAGCTGTTGCCGTTTACAAGCAGACTGATATTGCCACATTCATAAGGTTCCGGACGCTTGTATTCCTGTTTGATATGCAAAAACACATCTTCACGTTTTTTATAGGCAAACATCAATGTATGTTGGGCAATCAAATCGGCGAATTCCAGATTGTTTAAGTATTTGCCCTTCTCATAAAGACCAACTTCACCATAGAGGTAATCTGTAAATTCGTTATTGAATGTATCGGTAATGTTTTGCTCCAGTTCTTCCTGTTCTAAATCTTTCAAGCAAGTGTACTTGATATTATGACTTAATATCCGGGTGATTTCAGGTAGCATATCACTAACAAAATAAGCCCGGCTATCTTCCTCACTTGAACGTGTGCGTAAGTAGGAATAAAACAGGTCAACAATGCTATCCTGTTCCAGTAAATCGGTTATCAGGTGCTTTGGGAATGACAACAACTCGATTACATCCTCTAACTGACCATCCTGCTTTGCCGTAGCGTTTACAGCAATTCCGGTAATTAACTTACAAGATGCAGGTAGCAAGTCCTGAACGTTAATGTGACTATTGTCTTTCGATTGGTGGGATATAACAAAGTATCGTTTCATCTCGATGGGGGTGATAAATTTTACTTGTTTACTTCGGTTAACAGGTACACACGAACATCATAGCTATCGCTAACTGCAAGGTTTTCGCTGTTGTCTTTGTAGATAATTCGTACAGGGCTGTTCTTGGCTTTCTCATCCACCGGAAAGGCAACATCCTGAATGCTCATATCATCGTTGTGGTGTAATAGTGCCACTTCGGTATCATCCGGGATGATTTCCGTATCATCAATCCAAACCCTTAAAGTTGAACCCGGCAGAGCTTGTTGGTTCGACAAACGAAGAAAGATACCCTTGATACGGTCATGCTCTGTTTTGGTATTGCCGTTAAACTCGAAAGTCTGACCTTTCTTGACCTCAAACTTTACAACTTGTAGTTTCTTAATATTCTCTTGTGCTTCCATTCGTAATTAATTAGGAAAGAAAGGGAACGGCAGTAATACCGCCCCCTTTTCGATTATGAACAAACTCAGTTACTATGCTTTCTCTGTGATAGTACCCAGTAGTGTTACCTTAACGGCAGGATTAAACACCTTATCTCCGTTATTGATTGCTTTAGGCATGTTCAGCTTTGGCGTGATGTCCATTGATGGTTTTAACCATTTTGGATTCGCCAGTTTGTACTGGAACTTACGCTTGGTCGTATCGGTATCATCGAATACTGCACATGAGATTTCAGGCATGATTACCTTAGTTCCCAAGGTCATTTCAAACGTACCGTTCAGGATTTGCGGTGGTAACGCAAACTGACCAAAAGCAAAATCTGCCGGGTCAATATCTTCCTCAGAAGCTCCGTGAGCGTACTCCAGAACCACATCGGTTAAAAGGAAGTATTTACCACTATCCAACTGCGCACGATTCAGGTTGGTACGTCCTGATTTCTTATCGTCTGATGCCTCCATCAAATCAATATCGGACTTGTCCTTGATGCTCTTTACCGTGTAGATAGCTGCATCAACAGTTTGCATTCGTGCATCTTTCAATGCCTTCTGAATCTCAGGTGGCAATTGTTGTCTGCGAAGCTCAAACTGACCTTTAGAAGTCAGGTTCTTTGTAAGTCCGGTTTTAACGGCTGTACTTCTTGCACCTGCATTGTACGACCTGCGAACAGAACGTCTTCGGCTGCTACGTCTTCGACTTCTGCGAGCCCTTCTACGGCTGCGTCTGCGAGAACGACCTAAATCACCAATACCATCAACGGCATCGTCTTGGTCTTCCTCTTTTTCTAATGCGTCCTCTTCTTTGTCAAGAACCGCTTCTTCTAAACCTTCAACCTCTTCCATTGAAGGATACAAATCATTTTGCTCATTAATTTCTGCCATGATTTTACTCTCTTTTGTGTTATTAAAAATTGATTAATTCAAATTGTATCAAACGCTGACGGAACTAGGATTCCATCATATCGCCCGAAAAGATGTCATAGTCCATGCTGTCCGGGTCAAGGTTGGTAATTTTGCCAACTGCTTCTTCCTCGTCATCATCCGAACCAATTGGCTCATCTGACATGGAGAAGTCTTTAGCTGCGCTACCCATAGGTTCATCGCTCATGCTAAAATCACTTGCTGCACCAGAAACCGAAGCTTGGATTTCTCTTTCGATGTCAATATCTGCTGCCGGAAGAGCTTGAGTTACCGGATTCAATGCTTGTAGTCCATCGACTTCCTCGTAATCGGTGTATTCGTCACCCATTAAACCTTCCAGTCCTTGAAGGATGGTTTTACCAGTCGCTTTTTTCACGATGGATTCCACACCTGCACCTGCTGCACCTACCAGACCAATTTTGATGTATTCATTTTTGGTGAACTGTGTAACAACCAAACTACCCATAGTAACCGCTGCCGGAACGATGTAGGTTTTCATGTCCGAACCTAGTAGTCCGCTTACCGTTGGACTCTTTTCAAGCTTTTTAAGTGCATACTTACCAACAGCAAACCCTGCTACGGCAGCAATAGGCTTGCCTATGTTGTTGGTGGCTTTCATAAAGTCAATCTTTGTGGCGGTTGACCTTGTTCTTGCACGAGTTTGACTCGTAGTTTTTTTAACTGCCATGTTTCTAATTTTTATTTATTGAATTGCATTTGTTATTGAAGCGAGATGCTTCCCAATAATTTCTTCTCTGTGGATTTCTTAGGAGTTGACTTACTCTTTGGCTCATCATCCTTGCGGAACATGAAATAAGCTCCGGTTCCGATTAATGCTGCCACACCAAGACCGATTCCAATTTTTGCCCCTTTGCTCATGCCTTTTTTCGGATTAACTGTGGCAGGTACACTTGCTGATTTCTGCATTGGCACAACCGGGGTAATTGGAGTAGTTACTTGCGGAACACTAATATTCGTAGGACTGATGGGTGTCATTGGTGTCAATGGCTGCACCATATCCTGTGTGTTGTATGATTGCGTATCCGTAGTTTGTGGAGCTGCTTGTCTGTTTGGAGCAACCTTGTTTTTGATTTTGGTAAAGATGTTCTTTACTGGTTTGAGCCAACTTTTGATTTTTGCCAGAACTCCGGTAGCTGCACCAACCGATGCTGCGGTAGCAACTGCTCCCATTTGTCCCAGTTCTGCTAATTCACCAATGGATTCCAGACCTTGCAAATCGGCTAATAATCCATCCATGCCTTTTAATGAGAAGTCGGAACTCTTTTGTTTTGCACCTTTAAGAATGGCTTTTCTCAGGTTCTTTTCCTTTCCCTGTAATCCTTTAAAGAGCTTGCGAACTCGATTGTGTCGTTTCTTTAAATCCTTTAATTTCTTTGCATCAATATTGTGTTTAGCTGCAAGGTTATTCGATAAATAGGCGTATTGTAGTTTTTTGGCAATGCCAAACATATTCAGGCGTAAGGCTGCCAATAATCCATTACGAATGGCTATTGAAAGAGGATTAAAACGAACAACTGCTTTAACCACTTTCTTGGCTACTTTACCGATTTTCTTGCCTACACGTTTAATGGCTCTCCAAAAGCGACCTCTGCGCTTTCTTCTGCCCAAACCATCCATTTCATTTTCTAAATCGTCAAACTCCAGTAGCCCTTCAATGGCATCAATATCATATTTAATCAGTCCTTTTTCTGCGAGAGCTTCTTCAATTTCAGCCAGTTTATCCAGTACTTTTTCTCGCTGAGGAGTGTGCCAGAACTTAATGGCTTGGTCAAGCATACTAATGAACTGGTCAGGGTTTTGTATGTGAGCCATCTTACCTTTATTCTCCTTGTTTTTAAGCAAGAAGTTTCTGGTTCGTTTCAGGTAATTTAATGTGGCTGCATCCGGGTCACCAAGTCCGTTGACCGTATCTTCAAAATCAATACCGAAAACAACGGCCATTAGGTCTGCATCATTATCATTTGCCATGCTTCCCCCGGCATAATCTATTCCCGATAAAGCATAGATGGGTAAACCCAATGAAGTAGAACCAGTCAATCCATCAATACCATGAACACCTGCAACCATCTGGAGTGGTGACATGTTAAAGTCAGACTTTTCAAAGCTGTATGGTTTCTGGTAATCGAATTTGGAAAGTACCGGGTCTATGATAATCTCATCTTCACTATCGCCAATGGCAGGAACAAAAACATAGATATGCTGAAAGTTCCTTTTACCATCGTATTTGGTAATTCTGAATTTAAATGGAATACCCAAACATTTAAGGATGGAACCCACAAAAATGCTGTAATCATCGCAATCAATACCGGATGATGTTTTACCCTGTTGTTTGAACTTAATTTGTCCATCGAGCCAGCTTCGGGCAGGAGTACGGAGTTGTTCTGTTCCATTTTCATCTTTGTGGTATTGCAGGTAGGAGTAGGAAAAATCAAAGATGTTCCGGCAGGTACTTTTTAGCGAATCGCCTTGCAACATTTTAGCCAAGTCTTCAACTTCAAGGTAGTGTTCGGCAACCAAGTCAATACAACTTTCAACGGTTTCCAGAACATTACCGTTCTTTACAAATACATCTTTGCCGGATGCTTTTTTTATGAGGTGGTTGTATTTGCGACCGCCTTTTGTATTACGAGGGCCGGATACAATACCCAATTCTCCCAATGCTAATCCGCTCATATTATCGTCTATTAAATTTTGCGTAGTGGTAATCGTTTCCCCATTCACGCTGATGGTTAGCGCAAAGGTCATATCGGCTTTAAGCTGCTGCGTATTTTGAAGTGCAGCCATAGTCAAGCCTTTACCCATTAGATTCAGGTAAGGCACTTGAAATAAAATTTCCGGTTCTTGTGATTTGCCTGCCGGAATAGTCAGACCTTTAATATCGGGGGTGGAATAAGCGATTGCTGAACCTTTGTATTTGGCTACAACTTGGTTAACAGCTATATTGATAGGAGCTAAGGTAGGATTGTAACAGCGGAGTTTTACAGCAAACTGAACCTCTTGAAAGTCCAGTTTATGAATACGAAAACCAAGGAGTGCAAAGTTCATTTTTGCACCGGACAGGAGTTTCTTGCCTTTTTTAATCAGGTAAAAACCACCGCCAACGGCTGCTGCAACTGCTAATGTGCCTAGTACTTTTTTCGTGCTTGCTTCCATAGTGGGAGCAAACATATTGTAGGCTTACCGGAAGGGTGATTGTCGATGAACGAAGGTAAACGTACCTGCATTTTGATTATGCTACATTATTGAAGTTAAACCTCTACAGTAACTCAAATTCTTCCTGTGTTATGCAGAAATGGTCAAGAAGGATTAAAAATTGCTTTCTGGTATAATAATGAAGCTTCTCTTTACGGCATGCAGCCTGTAATAGCTGATTTAATTGAGGTGTTGCTCTAATTTCTCTTCGTAAGGCTTGCATGGCTGAATTGGCATTGATGCTATCCGGGTATAATTTTGAAGCCACAGTTTGCTTTAGGTATGTTCTGCGTAGCTTCATGGTCTTGAAATTTGGTTGAAATTAATACCAGAACACATTCTCCAAGTAGATAAAAGCAGGTTGCTTAATCGCTTTAATACTGCTTTGACTTCCTTTTTAGTGCTTTTTTGAATAATTGAACTGAATTCAAGTATATGTCGAGGATATATTACGTACTTTTTTAAGCATCCCCAATTTTGTAGGGTGCTTATTGAACTAATCGGACGAATGTGACAGGTACAAGCAACAATAAGCCTATAATGAAGGCTTATTTGAAGGGTATATTTAAAAACATTGGGCATAATTTATTCAATTATACCCTTGATAGATAGTGTTGCTAAGATAGAAAAAATGTCTTTGCTTAATAAATTACCTGACTACGAATTTTCCTAATTTCTTTCAAAGCATCTTGTGCATAGTTAAATTCGAAACACCATCGATTACATTTTTTCTTGATATCTGGATCTACATAACGGTCAAAGTAATAAATCTGTTTATACATGGCATAGTTTTCATTAAAAATGTCAATGTATTCAACTAATTTATCATTGTTAAACTCTTCCATAAGTAAATCAATGTGTGCTAAAATCTTTTCTTTGGGAGGATGATTATATGGTTGACTATTGATTTCCTTTAATTCATCAGGAATCTTATAACGAGGACGTCTTTTTTTTCCTTGTTTTAAATCGTTAAGATATTTATGAAACTTATCCTTGTCATCTTCAAGCTCCATATACTTTCCTAAATTGATTTTTCGTGCTTTAAGTTCCTTATTAAGTTCAATCAAATCTTTTCTACTAAAAAAGTATTGTTGCCCACGGATATAGAAGTTCTTGAAATTGAATTTTTCAATGATAAATCTTCCGGCGCGATAACCTGCCTTGCGAATAATTTTAGAAATATCATACTCAGGAATCCATTCACCTCTTTCTGTTTGTAACTTACGAAACTCAGAAGCAGCTTTTTTTATAGCTTCTTTCGAGAATTGCTCTCGCTTTGGATAATCTTGACTACCTACAACTTTTGCCAATAGATATCGTAAGTGTTTGATTTCTGAATAAAGTTTATCTTCTTCCATAATCGTATTCTTTTAAAATAAAAGTTACGATTTTTGAGAATAACCAAAATGCTTGATAAAGATTAAGTTCATACTAAATTTTCAGGTAGAATGAGTTCGCATTCAGCAATTTGATTGGATGCATTATCTGGCATCTTACACTTCCATGTCCCATTTATGTTAAAGCACTGTTCTTTTTACTTTTAAAATTTACATGAATTTGTTAGGAATGTTTTCCTGTAAATGAAGAAGGTGAAAATCATTCTTTAAAACTGCGGAAATAAACGCTAATAAATATCATTCCTACTTATTCTGAGAATAGATTCATTTCTTACTTTTGTAAATCAGGCTTTATTAAATTGTGGAATATTTCTTGAGGAATAAATCCCCTATCAGAAGGAACAATTATTAAATAGACATTATGCCAGGTAAGAAAATTATTCAGGAACTCCCAGATAAGCTATATCATATTGAATCAGTACATTATAAGAATATCGAAGTTGGGGATACTATATATATAACAGGAGTGGAGTTAGGTGGTCATGGAATTAAGACACTCAATAATATAAAAGAAGCACCTTACCTAACTAAAGATGAGAAATTACTTCTGTCTAGTTTCATTAACGAAGATTTAGATATTACAAGAACTGAATTTGATGCTTTATATACGCGAATAAAAAAACAGAAACTATCAGAAATAAATGGTAATATTTTCGAATCAATTAGAGTAGAGATTATGTATGAGATGATTCGAAGAGAATTAGACATCAAACTCATATCACGGCTTAAGTGTATTTTCTTATGCAATAAAAAATATATTGAACGTTGGTATAACCTTTTAAATAGACACCGTAACCCAGTTATATACGAGCTAAGCGCTATTAATACTAATTCTTTCTTAATAAGGGATGAGTATCATTGTCAGGATTATAATACTACATGGTTTCAATTTGAAAAATATTGGAGTGAGCTTTCAGCGCTTAATCTTACTATGTATGAGATACTCTTTACTGGTAATTTAAAAGTAACTCAAATACACGATTCATTCGAAAGTGTTAGACGAGCCAATGTCATGGAATACAATAGATAGTTTGCTCAATTTATTCAATTATACCCTTGACAGATAGTGTTGTTAAGATAATATTTATGCGAATTTTATCTAAATCAAAATGCTAACTCTTACATTTTGATTCAGTAAATTGGTTAAAGCTCAAATATCTAAGAAATAGATAATGGGTAGACAGTTAAACTATAATGTGTATTTATTTAAATAATAGCCTAATTGATACTACATCTTTGCTAATTCATCAAGATGGCAATACAGCTCAGGCAAAAGGTTTCTATCAAATTCAAATTGGGTTGCTGTTTTGGGCAATCCAAGTTCCCCAATGTTTTTTGCTGTACTTCCCCACATACAACGCACTGGTTCTTCATAAAACTTTTGTCCCTTACGGTTTTGATCTTTCAGCCATAACCAAATCATTTTGCCCAATTGGTCATTAGTTAAGCTGCATTTTTTTTCTTTTTTCCGGATATAAAGAATAAACTCATCGTTACCCATTTTGACAAAATTGTCATTTGAAAGAGGTGTTTTATTTACAAATTGGTTAGCGTTAATTCGAGACATGAATGAGGCTTTGTTTAATTCTTCCTTTGTATATTTTCTTTTGTCTTTCACTAAAAAAGAATGCGAATAGAATTTAAACAACCATATTAAAATAAAAACTATCACTAACGATACAGCTATTCCAACAGCTGTTTTACTAAGTAAAAAAACGTATTTGTTATTAGATTCCCACATCTTGCTAAAAGTGAAATTGAGTGAGAAAACAAAACCTCCAAGCCAAAATAATATCATCATTAAGCTTAGTATTTGATTAACCTTTGAAACTGATAAGGGATAACCTTTGGTAAGTTGATAAAACTTATCTACTGGAGTTTTAACAAATCCAAACAATGGTCCTTGTATTGATCTTTCAAGGTAAGAAACATGTTCCTCCCAATTTTCTTGCCAATGTTTTGAACCGCGATTTACAAAATACCAACCAACTGAAAAAAATAAACCAATTACAGAAACAGCAATTGTAATAAACCGATAATTATCAATTTTATCAGAATTTAACAAAACAAAAAAAGCTGCGAAAGTTGCAGCAATAAAAGCCCAAAAATATGTTGCTCTTTTCCAATATAAATCAATTTCAAACTTTCGAGTATCAAGTGCCGTTTTAAGAGATTCCTTTCGAATATTTTCGGTAAAAATCTTAGAATATTCTTCCTGACTAGTTATTAATTTGTGCTTTTCAGTTTCCATACATAAAACATAATTCTGTAATTCTATTTTTCTTTTAATAAAATCTCCTTAATCAAACTCAAGATGTATTCCAACTGGCTATCATCTTTCATATCAATTTCGTAATCACCATATCCGTAATGACCGGTATTTGAAACATCCCGAGCAATACCTTTAGGTTCGTTAAGCTCGCCCCATTTTGTATTTAGCCACAGTCTTAAATTCTTTTTTTGAAGATGAATATAAACAAAGTTCCTTTTATCGCTTTTAATAGCTATATATAGCTTCTGTGGCTGAATCTCTAAATTATCAGCTAACGCAAGGATTTTATCTCTTACATTTTCATATAACTCTTTTATTTCTTCAATAGGTCTGGATAGGTGGTCATCTTCAGTATAAACCTTGATTTCATCTTGAACAGCTTTTAGTCCTTTGTTTTGCTGAGTTATGGGTTTTATACTTTCAGCCGATTTTGTTTTCTTAATAGGGGAAATAGAAATAGATTCATTTTCATACCTTTTAACTTCCCAAAGTTCAATAGCAATGTCCTTAAAGTTTGTGGCTAGTTTTTGGTTATCTGTAAAACTTGGAGAGACAAACACCACACGAGTTTGAGACCAATCTACATCATCACGTTTAAGTTGATTTTTCATTGATTCATTATACTCAACAATGAAGTCTGCTTTGTTTTCAAGCATTAAGCTTAAATACGTAAATCCTTGGTCAATAACACTGATGTTTTTTTCTCGCTTATATTCAATAATAATAAATGCTTTGCTCTGTGAATCAAAAGCTAATGAATCTATTCTTTTGTTTTTAATTGAGAATTCAGATTTTACTAAATCTAAGCCCATTATCGTGTTAAGGTTACTTTCAAACAGATTCTGAATGTCCCTTTCAAGTTTAAAAGGTCTTTCTTTTATTTGATCTATTTTTCCTTTATTTATTTTATATAGAGGCATTAATAGAATATTTATAAATTAAAACCTTTATCAAAATCACTCTTGTATTGATTAGGTATTGTATTGCGTATTACACCAGAATTTTGAACTGCTCCCATTTGGAAACCATGATTAGTGGTTATGTCTTCAACAAATTCATTGCAATTAATCCTGTGCTTAACTTTTTTGGCTCTTCCTTTTGTGAACTTTCTCTTAAGAGGTGCGGTGAATTTATCCAAGTTTGAATGACAATGTATCCTACCTTCACTGCCCCAAGCCCCTTGTTCTTCATTATGTTCCCAAACTAACGATATTGACCCATCAGATTTAGCTAAAAAGCCAAGTGTTTCATAATATTCTTCAGGTGAGTCAAATCTCATCTTTCTTCTAATTCCAAATAATCTTTTATACATTATGCTGCATTATAAATTCGACTTAATTCTCTTTTTATTTCTCTAAAATTTAATTCCATTTCAAGTGACTCATCTAGTCCTGTGTTAATCACATAAATCAATGATTCTTTCCTGTAAACAAATTCACCTTTTAATAGAGACCGTTCAATATTATCTGTTTTTGCTAATAAACAAACCAGTTGATAGTCTTTATTAACTTGTTGAGTTTTATTGTTAGGATGTGCTTTCGTGTAGTGTTGAGTAGGTGTTAACTTAATTAAGTTTTCCAGATAGTGAGCTAATTGAGGAAAATCACCTTTAGGAAAAATATGGTGAATTTGTGTTGCTTCACCATTCGCCCACTGGTCGTTTATTTCACTTTCAATATACATTTTTCTAATCATGTTCATAGCCTTTTGTACCTGATAATCAGAATATGCTTCATTTTGCTCAATCATTAAATTCTCATGTTCTTCAATCGCTTCTGTTCTGGAAATATTCTTATTTTTATCAATATCTCTCCAATTTGGTCGATTGTACATTAAGTCAGTATAGTAAATCTGCCTCTTAGATAGGCGTCCTTTAATTGTACCTTCTATATTGTTCTCACACGCATATACGTTTAGTATTTTGGGGAAAATTCGATTTACTTCAGTAGTTCCATTAATTGGAGTATTACCTATAATAAACCTTTGAAATCTAGTTTTTAGTTCTTGAAAATTTCCATTGTCAATAGTACCATTTAGGCAATTCGTCTTAAATTCATCAAAGTACCTTAATAAATTACTGTCATTTAGTACTTTAATTAAATATTGGTATAAAAAGATAAAAGCATTTCGCTCTTTCATCCCAATGAACTCAAGTAGCTCTTTATTGTTTATTTTATATATGTTTCGATTACCATCTTTGTTCATATTTAATATACCTGCATATGCTAATGTCCTCAATGGTTGTGACGTAAATTTATCATATTCTTGACGAGTCGTTTCATTCTGAACGTCTGGTTTATTAAAGATAGCTTTAACATTTGTGTTGAAATAGCTATCATTCCAAATATCATCTTTTGTAAATTCTATATCTCTATCTGCATCATAGTTAAGTACACAGTCTGCAATAATTGATAAGACATCTGGTGTAACTTTCTGATCCATAAAACGAGCATCTTTCGTTTTTCTAACATCAAAATCTAATTTAGAAAAGTGTTCATTTATTATATTAATCATAAAAGCTCCTCAATTGGTTTTAAAATTGAAATTGGCACAGGAGATCCTGGAAAAGGATATTTCCCTCCATCTGGTCTATTAATTGTTGGTGGATAATTATTGATTATTTCCTTTGTTTCAAGATAGCCTATTGGATACCAGTAATCCAAGCTATCTCTAATAAAGAAACTGAAAACTACTAAATCATATTTGCTCAAAATGCTAAATTGCCCCTTGTTAATAAGGCGTCTTCCATATAATTCATCATCTTTAATAGTCTTGTTTAATATTTTTTGAGCATATCTATATGGTATAGTTTCTGTTTTAACATCCGTCTTAAAACCTTTGATTTTAAAATCATAATCATCAATAGTGTAATAATTTTCACGAATATTATTTTTCCAATCTATATTTAGCAACGTACAACAAGCAAATTCTCCGATAAAGCCTACGATATCTCTTTCCATATAGGAAAGATGACTTACGTTGAAGTGATGTTGAATAAATGCATCTCTTTTTTTTGCTTCAATTGAAGCTTGTGTTCTCATTTCTTCGGTGATTTTAACTTTCATCTGATAATTCTTTTAAAAGACCAAAGAAAAATACAGAATTATTATCAATATTTAATGAACGAGTGCCATGATTTCTTGCAACCCTATAGTAGTTTTCAAATTCTTTTGTTCCATAATAAGCTAAATCTTGTTCTGTTGGTTTTCTGCTACCATTTTTTAATGTCAGTAATGCAACCGACCCATCAGTTATGGCATTTTTTGGAAGAAAAGCAGCTCTAGGATAGTATGTCAAATTTGGAACCATTACAACATCTTTCTGATTTATAAATTTATATACAGCCAAGTCTGTTGGGTTGTCAATGAAAGCATCATACCCGTCTTTATCATCAATCATATTACTTTTAATGTTCCTCGCTTTCAGGACTCTTACTTTACCTTTCTCTTGTACTATTGACTTTGTAATTTGCCTATCACGAAAGCTTTGAAAAATATCCAAATCCATTCTAGCAACCACATTATCGAATTCGGTATTTCTATAAATTAACCAATATGGGAATGATTCTGAGACAATATACTTTTTAGATTTATACAGGTAGGAGTTATTTATATAGCTCTCAATTAATATTTGCTCTGAATTAACCTTTGAGTTTGTTGAAACTAGAAAGCTAACCGTTTCAATTTTAACTCCTTTAAAACCCTTTTCTCCATAATCACATATTTTTTCGAGATTGTATTTGGTAAGAATCTCACGTGTTTTATTAAATTCTGGTGCATTTAAAAGGCTTTTAGGTACTACTAAAGAAACATAATCAGCAATCTTTAAGGCTTTCTCAATGAAAAAGGAAAACAAGTTATTTGTATTTGTGTTAAACATCCCTTTTCTATAATTTTCTAGTCGACTTTTATCATTCGTCAATTTCATATAGGGCGGATTACCAACAACAACATCATATCTATTCTTCTTTGACCAAAGAAGAAAATCTGTGTTTATAATGCTAATTGAAAAGTTCTTGGGAATATCCATAAGTTTAAGTAGAGCTTTCAGTATTTGAATTGAATTTTCATCTATGTCAACCAAATGAAGTTCAACTAACTCCTTTTCTAGATACTTATTTAATATAAGAGGAATAAAATTGCCTACTCCTACTGATGGTTCTAGTATTTTTATTCTTTTTTTCTTTTTTAATTCAGGTAAATCTTTTATGACAGAATAACCAATATCCTGCCTTGTGAAAAAAGCAGCTGTATCTAGTCGTTTTGAATTTGACAATTCTGCAATTAAAAAAAGATTTTCAATTGCATAATTATTCTTTTCTTCTTCAATAAACCTAACTAGGTTTTCGGTGATTTCTAATTTATGATTCTCAACTAACTGTTTAATTTCTGAGTTAGTAAGTTTCTTTTTCTTCTCAACTTGTTTGATGTTTCTTGCGATGCTATCAAATACTCCAGTAGGAACCGCTTCTCCTAAACAGTGTCTAATATTAAGTTCTTCCTTTTTAAGGAACTGTTTCTTCTCCAAATGAGATAATTTATTCAGGTCTTCTTCTTTTATGTGATACCATTCAAAACTATTTGGAATTGACATCATTCTCATAAGTTCTCTTATAGAGAACACTCTGTTATCTCTTGGATGAATAGTATTTTGACTGGCTAATATGTCGTTTCTTGTGTGAATACAAGGTCCCTCTTTATCCCAATACCACCTAGCATACTTATCGCCATTAGCACTTTTATTATAAACAATTTGACCATCAATAACTCTATGTGGAATTCTCTTTTTATCATTATTTTCAAATGCTGATTGTCCCTCTTTTAAGTTTTCAATCCATGGAATCATCCTTTTATCAAATTCCCGGTACGAATGGTAAATATCTTCAGATATTTCACCCATTGAAGTCAATGCGGGTAAATCAGATATTAATTTCCTAAGTGTTTTGGGCTTATTTTTATTAGGGAATATGTCATAAGGTGTTACATTTAAAATATCTTTTCTTACTCCAATAACGAGTGTTCTTGTTCTACTAGAGTTTGCACCATATTCTTTTAAATTAACTACTCTATGAAGAATATTATATTGCCCACCTAAATTAGTGTCGATTGCTTCTTGTATCTTTTTATCTAGTCCATCTGTATCAGTGCATGTTGTAGTTAAAAAAGCTCTTACATTTTCAAACACAAAATATCTTGGTTTTACTTCTAAGGTTATTTTAATTGATTCTACAACTAAAGAATTTCTTGTAATTTCGTTTTTCTTTTTATGATTTGCTACTGACATTCCTTGACAAGGAGGTGTAGCAACTAATACATCCAATTCTTTTACATTATGATTTTGTTTCCAAAAGTCTAGCTCATTAAAGAGTTTTTCCTTGACTGCTGGGACTGATATATCTCCTGAAATATACCCTCTATCATAGTCACATTTATTATTGTTCTTTTGGATATTAATTCTTTTTTCCAACAATTCATTGGTAGCAATACATTTAAAGCCATTTTTCTTAAAGCCATAACAACCAATTCCTGCACTACTAAAAAGACTTATATATGTTAATGGTTTCTTCATAATTCAAGTTTTCCTTGTGATGTGTTTTTGTTTCTAAGGTATTCTACGTTTTCTTTTGCGACATTAAAAATATCATTAGAGCATTTATTTTTAAATGCTTCATTTGCAAACTTATCGGCAAAAAATAAATCCGTAATATGTTGGAGGCTAACCTCAAATAATTCAGCCAACAATGACAATTTTGATTTACTGAATTTTTGTGTGCCATTTTCGATTCTACTTATAGCACTCGAATTAATTCCTATTTTTGCACCAAACTCCGTTTGGGTCCATTCCTTTTTTTCTCTTTCTGACTTTATAAACCTGCCAAATGTTGTCATTTTATAATATAACCTTTAATAGATTTGACCTAATTTTAGCAAATTTAATTTTATTTGCGAAAAATAGATCAATTTGTCGCAAAAAGATATAAACAAGTTAGCATTTAGAGATCAATCTAGTTTTTAAGAACTTTTGTTACTCAGCTTACTTAGTAATGTTTAAATAGCTATAAAAGAGTTTGTTATCAGAGTTATTGTCGTGCAAAACTCCAAGTACCAAACTACTTACTTAGTAACCAATTGGGACAAGTTATGGACATTAAGTAACCCTAAGTAATCTCAAGTAACCGATAAAGAGAATGAAGTTGCTATAACTCTTTAGTATTTAAGATATAATCCTATTCTAAGTATTATAAGTTACCTAAGTAACTAAATTTGTAAGAAGATTTAGTGTTTTAAGTTTATGTTCCAACTGCTTCTCTTTTTTATCCAACAAAAAAACGAGAGCTTCTCCAGATGAAACCCTCGTTTTGCCTATAAGATTGAATGTACTGTTATTGCCTTTTTGCACTTTCCAGATTAAGATTTAGTTGGTCGAGATAGAATACAAATGCAGTGGTACTGGTAAATTTCTTGTTGCCGTTTTCATCGTATTCCTGCATTCCGCTTTTAGCATCAATCTTTTTGAAGCTTACCTTCTTGGTATCACAAATAAAAGATGGACTGTTTTTAAGATAATATTCAACCGTAGCTTCCGGAAGCGGTTTATCACCTTCTCGTAAAGCCTGTGATTTATATAATCCAAACACCCGGCTTACGGATAATAATAAAATATCCTGTGGTTCAGGAAGTACAATTTCGCTTTTTTGCCATTCACCATTTTGCTTAAAGGTTCGGTTAATTCTATCCATATACATCACCTTGTAATCCCCACCTTCAAAAAGCATATTGGAGCTAATAAGGTATTGCACGGTTTTCCAGAATACACCCAAATCATCGTTACGTGCCGTCTCTTTATTCTGGGTGGTCATCATTTTTACAAACAAGCGAATGATTTCATCGTAATTAAACGGCAGCTCTACAATTTTTGCAACTGTAGCATAAGCCGAAGCGATGGTGAGCCAATTATTGAAAATCCGGGTTTCAATGGAAGTATCACCAAGCAGTTCACGAAACTTCTCACTAATGGCACTTACCGTTTGGTTGTAATGTTTGGAGAAGGCTTCCCGGTGTTTGAGTAATTGATGCGTGATTTGCGTTAAGCCCTGCTTGTTAATAAGCTCCAGATTGTGAAAGGCTTGTTCTTCTTCCTGCAAGAACACTGTTTTTGAGAAACCCAATGCCACAAAGCGACTGAATAAAGCAATATCAGCTGTAGCAATTTGCTGACCACAAACAATAATACCCTGATTCACTTTAGAGGTTTCTTTCTTCTTATCCTTGTCCATGTTCATCCGGGTACGTCCGGTTTTATCCCAGAAACCTTTAAGTAGTTCACGTTTTTCCATTTCAAGGTCATTCCTGTATTCATCCAGAACACAAACAGCATTGGCACTTGTAGCAACATGGTCAGCAATTGATGGTTTACTGGAGTTATGTAGGTTGGGTACTTTACCTTTCTTGCCGAACATATAAAGGATGCTTTCTGCACAGGTATTTTTACCTGAACCTTTCTGGCCATACATATTCAGGATGGGAAACTTATCAAAGCGTTTAGCAACCACATCCATAAATAAACAGGCAAAGTAAAAAGCCAAGGTCACTATTCCATTTTCACCAAATACAGCTGTGTATTTTTGAGCGTATTCATATAGAGTGACATTACCTTCGTTATGAATAAAATGGCGTTCAAACTCAAACAGGGTATCATCATCAGAATAAATCTCAGAACAGGCAGGAATGTAATAGTATCGGTCTGTGTGTTTTACAATGCCGTATCGGTCTGCTTTTATAAACTCATCGCCATTGAAAATTCCATTTCCCCAACAAAAGAAACCTTCACGCTGCCAACCTAATTGAGTAATTTCCTTACAGCTTTTTGTCTTTTCATACAGCCATGCTTTGAGCTTATTAAGTTCGCTTTCTCCACCAGTCCATAGGAAATTACCTAATGATTCAATTTGAAGTTTAAAGTTCGTAATGCTCACCAAATCCCTTTGCGGAAGTTCTACAATTTTAGTCAGGTTATGTCTATTCTTTATCTCATATAATCGCTTGGCGTTAATGATACTCTCAATATGGAACAGGGGAGACATGACGAAATTGGAATGCGTAACAAAGTCATCGCCTTTCTTATTCCGGAACACGTAACAATTATCTTCCACATAAAAGCCCCAACGATTGAAATCATTTAAGCTAACGTGCTTTGGAATAGTGTAACGTTGGTTGTTTTGTGGTTCATCCTTGGTGAGTTCCTTGAGCGCATCCTGCCATGCTTTCTTTGGTTTAATGTGTTCGGTACAAAACTCCACATAAACCTCCTGCTTGCTTTTATCGTAATTGGCAATGAGCTTCGATATACGTTTAATGGCTTCCGATTTAAATACCGGGTCGGAGGTGGACTTTTTAGCATATTGAGCCGTTTTAAAAATGACATAATCGGTTTGCTTCTCGTTGTATTGAAGAAATATCTCTTTTGAGGTAAAAAGTGTGTCCGGGTCTTGTTTCTCCGGTAGAATAATAACCGATACATGAAACTGGTTTTTAATCAGTATTTCCGCATTCCGGTCTGTGGCACGTAATCCGGCACTATCACCATCATAAATCAGGGTTACTTTATTGGTATAACGCCTTAATAATTTTGCCTGTGCTGTAGTTAGAGCTGTTCCGCATGTGGCTATTGTGTTAGTAATACCAACGGAATGCATTCGTAATACGTCCGGATAACCCTCGACTATATATGCCCGGCCTTCTGATTTTATGGTAAATCTTGCAGCGTTTAAAGCATACAATTCATTTCCTTTTACATAGATACAGCTCTCCGGGGTATTCAGGTATTTTACTTTTGAGTTTTCACTCAAATCACGTCCGGCAAAAGCGATGGTTTGACCTCTGGAATTGGAGATTGGAAATATCAGCCGATTACGAAAGAAGTCATAGACACCCTTGTCGTTACTTTTTAAAACACCAACCTCTTCCAGTATTTCCGTTTTTACTCCATTCTTTCTGGCATAAGCTAGTAGTGCATTACCATTTGGAGCATAACCCATACTTAAACTATCATTGTCCGGAGTTACCAGATTACGTTGTTCAATGTACTTTTTTGCTTCCGGGTTGGATAGGTTTTCTGTAAAGAAACGCTCTACTAAATTGCAAGCTACCTGCATACTTTCAATGTGTCTGTATTTAGCTTGGTCGAAGTTGGAACTTTTCTTCCATTCAAAATCCAAGTTCAGTTTCTTAGCACCAATTTCAACGGCTTCTTTAAAGTCAACTCCCTCATGTTCCTTAATAAACTCAATAGCATCACCGCCTTTATCACACCCAAAACATTTGAAGATGCCTTTTGCCGGATTCACACTAAAAGATGGTGTCTTTTCATTATGAAAGGGACAACAAGCAGTAAAACTGGTTCCGGCTTTTTTCAACTCAATGAAATTGGAGATAACGCCATGAACATCACCATTAATCTGTTCTATTAAATAATTTGCATCCATCATCTACCAGTCTTTACCTGTTAACATTTCCCTATTCGTACTATCTAAACACATAAAGAACTCATAGATATTACCCCGGTAACTGTAAAACTTATCCAAAAGGTGATAGCCCATAGATGAACCCCATATTTTGAGAAATAATTCTGTTAGCTCTTGTTGTGAGGCATCAATCATTTCCTGCACCTTTTGTCCATCAAAAGGAATAGAATTGAAACCGTGTTTTTCGTAAAAGCTTCTTACTCTGTTATCGAAGTAAAAAAGCTTGGAGACTGTATTAGAAGGTAATGATATTACTGACATATAAATCGTTTTTAAAAGTATAGAAAAGGTGGAGCTGCCCTTGTTCAACTCCACCGTAACCATATACTATCTATCAAGGGTGGTTATTAATTCTCGAATATCGTTGGGAGAAAAGCAAAGTGGCATTTTCTCATTCATCGCTGCCGTTAGCTCTATTCTGGCCATTGCGCTTTCTTTCCAATTAGGCAGCATGTAAATTGTACTGCTGCTCTGTAGAAAACTCAATCGAAGACGTACATTTTCAGACCAGATAAGCTTATCCAGTTCTTTGGCTTCTGGAGTAATAATTGTACAGCCCAAATCAAACAAGTTGGCTTTTAATCTTTCTAACTCTTGCTTGTTAGTTTCGTAATTGATTCCGGAGAGGTAAACTACCATTCATTAAAAGTTTTAGAAATTAAGGACTAGCGTTATTATTTCCCTTTGCCTTGAAAACTATTGATACGCTTCTTGTATTGGTCACAAAGCTCATCTACCGATTGCGCTGTACTTCTCACTATTCGGTTTTCAAGCAATCGCTTTACTTCAGAAATTGTGTAATAAGCTTTACCTGCTAAAAGAGAATAGGTGATTTCGCCATTGGTTCGTAAGCGTTGCAAAGTGCGTTGACTAATTCCCAGATAAGTACATACATCATCACTGTTAACCCATGCTTCATCTGGATTTACCTTTTGTTGATGTATGTCTATTAGTTGAGAAAGAGAATCTATCTTGTCAACAAGAGCCTGATAGGCTTCGGATTCAAATGTTATAACGTTCATGCTCTGACTGTTTTTGTTCAGGGCAAATGTGACAACAAGGAAAGTTTTTAAAGGGCTACTTACCTAGCAAGTGGCGCAACTTTTACTATAAAACGAGCATCTTTTCATTAAACTTACCTGCTAAGGCATTCAAGAAATAAGCTCGGTCATCGGTGTTATCCTGTGGTTTACGAGCTGCTATTTTATAAAGTTCTTGGTGGTAATTTTTCAAATCAACACCAAATATTGCCCCAAAATGCTCAACTAACTTTTGTAGAGGAATGGTTCCTTTATTGATGCATCCGGCTTCTTTCAATGCACAAATAAGTTCTATCAGAGAACGTTTGTTGGTTGTCCAACGCATTGTATTAAATTGTGTGCCATTAACCTCTGGTGTTTCTATGGCAATCTCTGGATACATGGTTAAGCTCTCTAATTCAACACCTATGTATTGAATCATATTATCTAAGAAGTACTGTAAATGTCCGCTCTTATCAGCGTTTTGTTGTTTGAACCATTGCACGGTAAATTTTAAGTGATTAAGATTTAGGTATGTTTGTTTCATATTATGCTGCTCATAACAGCTGACAGCTATCAGTTGTCCCCATTCTTTTATTAATCTTTCGAATTCTGTAATACTGACCTGCCCTCCCTTAAATTTCTGTTCCACCTTTCTAATAAATTTTTCTGTTTCTTGCTCCATTTCTATTAATAAGTATTGTTAAACTTCAAGCCATCATTATGGCTTTTGCAAACACTTATTACGAAAGTCTATAAGAAACATTTCACCATTAGCTTAACAAAATATCATATTGGCATTTCAATAAAAAAATGTAAATTCGAACCTGAAATATTGTAGGACTTGACGAGTTTTTGGCTTAGTTAAAAAGTAGTGGCTAAATCGTGACTCATCCAAAAGACAAGATTATAAAATATTGATATATAGCGATATTAGAGAGAAGGTTCACAAGCCTCTCTCTCCGCTGATAGCGAAAGCAATTTTAAGCAAAACCCTGTAAGTCAACACTTACAGGGTTTTTTAATGCGCAATATTTTGCAAAAAGATGCAAAAAAACGCAGTTTTTGAGCGGACTTATCGAGGACTTAATTTTCTCTAAAAAAGTCCTCGATTGATAGTTTTAAATCACGCTACATTGCGCTCTATTACTCGGTTTTGGATCGTTCGAAAATGAACTCATATAAATAATTTTAACACTAAAATTTATCATTATGAGCGGACTTGAAAATGTCAAAATCCTGTTCTTCATTAAAAGAACAAAACTTACCAAAAGTGGAGATGCAACAATCTTCGTAAGAATTACTATTAACAAGGAAAGAACAGAGTTCTCACTTAAAAAGCATATTAACCCTAAAAATTGGGATGACAAAAAAGAAAGAGCAAAAGGCCGAACTCTTGAAATAGGTGAACTCAATGAGTTCATTGATCAATATCAACGAAAGATTCTATCCTATATTGATTTTATGATCTTGGATAATCAATCTGTAACAGCTCGAATCATTCAGGAAAAACTAATTGGTAAAAAAGAAACCAGACGGACTATCCTGAGAGTATTCCAGGAGCATAATGACAACGCCAAGAAGCTAATCGGTATTGATTTTGCTCCAGACACTGTTCAGCGCTACGAAACTAGCTATATGCACACAAAAGATTTTATTCGATGGCAGTATCAACGTGAAGACATGGCTTTGGAAGATCTAAACCATCAGTTTATACGTAATTATGAGTTATACTTAAAAACAGAACGCAAATGCGCGCACAATACTGCCATTAAGTATTTGAAAAACTTCAAAAAAATTGTTCGCATTGCCTTGGCCAATGGTTGGATGAAGAAAGACCCGTTTGCTACCATTAAGTTCAAACTGAAACCTGTTGATGCCGTCTATCTCACCAAAGAGGAACTGGATACAGTCATCAATAAAAAAATAGATATAGAACGCTTAAGGCAGGTTCGTGATGTTTTTGTATTCTGCTGCTTTACAGGCTTGGCCTTCTCTGATGCCAAGTCTCTAAAACGTGAGCACATTACAACAGATGCAAACGGAATTACATGGATTCATAAAAAACGCAAGAAAACGGATCAGATGAGCACCATCTTTGTGATTGAGGCCGCCAAAAAGTTAATGGAAAAGTACGAATACAAACCGGAACTCATTGAAAAAGGTATGGCGCTTCCTGTTTTAAGCAATCAAAAAATGAATGCTTTTTTGAAAGAAATAGGAATTATATGTGGTATTGATAAACCCATATCAACGCATACCGCTAGGCATACATTTGCAACAACGGTTGCCCTAGAGAATAATATGCCCTTGGAAGTTGTATCAAAGACGCTTGGTCATTCCAGTACGAAAATGACTCAACGTTATGCCAGAACAACCGAAGCTTTGATTAAGAAGAATATGGAGAAAATAAAAGACTTGTATTAAATAACGGTTCATCTTCAATGTATTTCTCCACTGCGATATATGTTACTTTATGTGTTTTTAACTATGCCGCTCAGCGGCATAGTTGGATATTTAATCCATTTATTTACAGTTGTAGTACTCGGCACTATAACTGTTAAAAGAATCTATGAAAATTTAGTTAGAGGCCTGAGGCCCTAACCTGAAAAATACTGTCTTTGTATTACTTGAATTGAACTTCATCTCTTATTTCAACTGAGGTGCTCAACACTCAAGTTAAAATAAGAGATGAAGTTCAGATGGGGTGCTGAGCACTTCAACTGAAGATTTATTTTTATACGGATGAACAAAGCTATCCAATTCAAAACAAAGGAGTACTTTTTTAAATCCCAATCGGAAAAATTGCAACCGTGAGTGCTGAAGTTGCAAATGTAGTTGTTGAGAAAAGGAACCGAACCTAAAAATAAGTAATTATTAGAGGTATGATCTATTATCATACCTCTTCCTATATCCATACTTATTCTGCCAGAATACCAAATTCAGCACCTCCGGCAAAGTCCTGACCGTTTTGTGAACTAACACCAGTAAAACGCATATAACGGGCCTTTAAGGGCTCTTTAAATAACACACGCTTCTCTTTTTTATCCTTAGAGAACTGACCTTCATGTACTGGTTCTCCCCAGTTTTCACCATCCATACTCACATGAATCGTATAGTCCTTGATATCACCATTTCTTCCACTCTGACGCGGCTGGTAAGTGAAGCCTTTGATAGTTTTAGCTTCACCACAGTCAAAATCAACCCAGTGCGGAAATTGTGCTACCGTGACTGAGTACATGGTATGCCAGGTCGTTGACGGATCTCCATCCACCAGATTGGTGGCTGCGGTACCGGCACCCGGTTCTTCACTACTGACAAAGACAACCCTTGTTTCAATCTTTTCAATTTTATTGAAGGTCATCGACACTTCAGAATATTTATTGCCTTTGAACCAGGCTTTAATGGTACCTGCTTCGCGCATAGAGAAAGGCACACTGTAAGCTTTTGCTTTTCCTCCATTAACAGCATAAATGTATTGGGCATCCTCTTTGGTCGATGAGATTTTAACTTTACCATTAGCTGAACGCGTTATTGTTACTGGCACTACACCTGATGGAGTCACATGTGCAATTTGATCTAAATCTTCACCCGCAGGACGAATGATAAAACCAAAATCGTTTTGACCGGCATATACTCTATCGTGCTTTAAAGGTGCGCCCTGTCCACAGCTGGCTCCTCCCAATCCTGTTACTTTCATATCCAAATGAAGAGTGATATCTCCCGGTTCTGGCAATTCATAAATATGAGCTGCTGTTCCCATGTCCTGAGCGGTGTAAGGCAAGGCACTAACCACCATTTCATCAGCTGCTACAAATAGAGCTCCGACATGTCTATTATTGGTTAAGGCACACCAGCGGGTCTCCTCGTGATTGGCCATATCCTGTGGTTTCGGGAAGTTGACAAGCTCTTCGGCTACAGTCGTTGTGTATTTCTGTATATTCTGAGCCGTCTTACGGTCGTTGTAGTTACCAATTGGTCCACGGCCGTAATAGGTCAGGTTTTCGTAAACCTTTGGAATAGTCATGGAATACCCCAGGCGTGGTAATACAAACTGTTCATCATTCGTCGTAATGCTTGACTGCAATTCCACAGATCCATCTGGGTATACCGTCCATATCTGGTTGGTCACAAAACGGAAGTCATCTTCACCAAATTTCTCATTAGTCAGCTCTTCAACCGACAGTACATTACCACTTGTGCCACCATGCTGTTTGGCTGCATTGGGCGCTTGCGAAACCACGGTAAAAGCCAGGGTAGTTGTTCCATCCGCATTGCTTCTTATTTTTGAGTCAATAGCTTTATGTTGCAAATTATGCAAACCTTTTTCGTACCAACTTTTGTAACCCCAGGTATCGTTATTAACAAAGGCGCGGAAGGCATCCAACTTTGGACCGTTACCATCGGCAATGATGAGTTGACCATTGTAAGCTAAGCCATATAACGAACCGTCTGCCATGTTGAATTTGGCGATAAAGTTTTGACCGCTTACCTCTTTGATGTTGTTAGCCGCATCAGTCAATTTTACTTGACCTCCTGCAGCTTTAGCTACTGCAGCCATCGCAGGCACTTCTGTTTTTGCTTTTAACAAGAACTGCTCTTCGGCCTCTACAAAGCCTTTATCGGCCCATGGCTCATTATTTTTCAAGGTCAATTGCAGTTTGACAAAGTATTCGGAACCCGCTTTAAATTTGTCAAAATCATAAGGCAAATTGACTGTAGTTTTGGTTCTTGCAGCGATTGGCTCAAAAGCCAGCTGACCATTTTCAATCTCAGTCCCATTTTCCCATAGAGACCAGCTCAAATTATAATCAGCCAGTGATTTGAAATAATACTTATTGAAAATTTCAATTTCACCTTCTTTAATATCGAATGCATTAAAACCGATGTGCTGGTAAACTTTCTTCACCTCATAATACTGTGGCTTCAAATCGCGCTCAGCAAATAAAATACCATTCATCACAAACTGACCACTGTTGGGTTTATCGCCAAAGTCGCCACCGTAGGCCAGGTAACGTGTACCATCTTCGCGATAATTATAGACAGCCTGGTCAATCCAGTCCCAGATAGCGCCACCACAAAAGAAGTTAGTCGACTCAATGGCATTCCAGTAATCAATCAGGTTACCACAGGCATTACCCATAGAATGCGCATATTCTGAGATATGGAACGGATATTTAATATTCATTTCTCCGGTTACGGCATTATT